GAAGGGCGCGTATCGCGGGCGGCGGCATATTTTAACAGTCCTGGAAATCGTCAACCCAGGAAGGGCGGAATAATGGAATTCGTATTCGAAGCACAAGGATTCAATGAACTGGATTCCCGCGTCAAGTACCTTTCGACGACGGGAATCAAGCTTATGTTGAACGAAGGTCTTCGGGCCATCGGCCGTCTTTTCGTACCGGCGAAGGGAACCGGCCCCCTGGCCGACGAAACGCCGATTCGGACGGGGGCGGGCCGCCGGTCAACGGTCTTCCAGATTATCGGCGGGCCGGACGACCAGCGGCTTGAAATCCGCCAGGGCGCGAAGTCGCCCCTGGGCGTCTTTTACCTTTACATCGTCCGCGAAGGGCGCGGGCCCGTGAAGGCAATCCGCGCGAAGGCCCTTCACTTCTTTATCGGCGACCAGGAATTCTTCAGGAAATCGGTCGGGCCAGCGGCCCCGAATCCATACCATATCCGCGTCCTGAATCGCCTTATGCCTGGTATCCAGGACATAGTAAACGCAATGGGGGAAAAAGTCACGGCCTATATGTCCGGCCGGTAATACTAACAAAGGGGGAAAAGGAAATGTCATTCTTCGATAGCCAACTTTCAGTCTTCAAAATCACGGACACGGGTTCCACGCTTCGGGACGTGTCGGCTTCAATAACCGGCATTGACGGCCTTCCTGGGCCGCGGGAATTGAACGAAGCCACGCCTTTGAACCAGGCGGGACACAAGTTCCACCCGACCCTTGAAAACGGCCCGATTTCCCTGGAAGTGATATTCAACGACGCGGCGAACACGGGTTCCGATACGGTCTTCGGGCCGCTTCGGACGCACACGGCCGCGGTCGCCTTCGAATATCACCCCGTCGGCGTCGGAACCGGCAAAGTCAAATACACCGGCAACTGTTGGGTTCGCAATTACACGATTCAGACCAGGGTCGGAAGCCTGTTGACGGCCCGCGTCGAACTTCAGGTGGACGGCCAGGTCACGCGTACGGTTCCTTAAATTCATCTAAATACTGAATAATATCTATGTAACCGAAAGGAAGGGGGGCACAATGGAAATTGACAAAACGAAACGGGTTTACCTGGAAGGCGAAGGCTGGAACCCGCTTAAAAAGCGGCCGTATGCCGACTTCTTCCTGGAAATCAGACACGGGACGCAACGGGCGGTCAACGCCATTGTCCGGCCCGTGACCAGGGGCGGCGAAGGAATAGATTCCCCGCGGCTGGTGATCGGCGGCGACGGCGACCCGAAAGTCGAAGGGACAATGAAAGTCGAAATTCCCCTGGACAAAGTGGACATAACCGGCGTCAACGACGCTATCCTTTTAGGCCAGGTGAAGGAATGGTCGTTCGGGCCGGTTGACCAGGCGACCCTTGATTCACTTCCCGACGACCTGGTCAAGTGGCTTGTCAACGAAGCGAATAAACTTTACGGGGGCCAGGGCCCTTTAGCAAAGGGCGGCGGCGGGAAATAGGCGAAGGGCTTTTCCTGGCCCTGAAGCTACCTTCCCGATTCCGCTTGCCGCCGGAAATGGAAGAACCGATGTTGATATGCGAACTAGGATTGCCGCCTTCAGAACTTGACCGGCTTCCGCAATCGCTTATCGAAAATATCCTGATTTATAGGGGCGTGAAGAACGCTACTATCCACGGGGGAAGTTGGCAACCGTGAAGACGCGCCAGGACGGGCGGCCAGCCGCCGGACGTGATTATACCGGCGGGGCCCGATACCGGCCAGGATTTTGACCCTGGGGCCGCTGGCGGCCGCCAGGGAAAGGAAGGGGGACTGAATAATGGCGAATGAAGCGGCAATAACAATCGTCGGCCGAATGCGGGACGAAATAACGCCCCAAATGAAGTCGTTATCGCGGGCCACGAACGAAGCCGCGATTTCGACGGGGGCCCTGGGCGAAGAATCGTACATGACGTCCGACCGGCTTCAGGAATTGACAGTCAAAAGCCTGGAAGCGACCGTCCAGACGTTCCAGCTTAATCTTGCTTTAACGGCAATGGGAAGCGCGTTGACCGCGGTCGGTTCCCTAATTTCCAAGATAGACAACCCGACCGCAAAAATGGCTTCGAATTTCCTTCTTATCGGCGGGGCCATTTTAACCACGACGTCGTCCATTATCCAGATGATACCGTACATTCGGCAAATGATTACCTGGTTGCGAAGCCTGGCGATTGTCCAGACGGTCGTCAAGGCCCTTTCCGGCCCGATAGGTTGGGCCCAGGTCGGAATTGGCCTGGGTATTGCGGCCGCGGGGACGGCCGCCATTTATGGTATGACAGGCGGCTTTGGCGGCGGGGGCAGGGGCGGTCAGACGGTCGTCAACATCAACGCCCAGGCTTTCGCCGGTAACACGGCCGAAGCGCGGAAATTCGCTTCGAAGGTTCAGCGATATTCCAGAGAAGAAACCAGTATGGGAAGGTAAAATGGCGACGCTTCAAGTAGCGAATAATATCGGAACCGGAAGTTACCACGGCTTAACCGCGACGTTATGGTATGGCGAATACTTCACGCCGCAGAATTCCTTCATGCTAACCCTATTGAAGTTTAGGGCCATGAAACACCCTTCCAGTTATAGCGGCTATGTCACGGTCAAGGTGTATAAAGCGACCGTCGGCTATCAGCCGTTCGGCGACCTTCTGGCGTCGGCGAATGTGAATGTATCAAGCTTGACGACCTATCCTTCGTCTTCTTTTTATTCCTTTGACTTATCGGCTTTTAACGTCTTCATGTGCGCGGGCAATCGGTATCTATTTTATATCGAATCCCCTTCCGGTACTGGCGCGTTCACCTTTTACGGCGGCGACGACCCCGACGGCCACGGTATAAAGACGGGAAACGCGGGGGCTTCCTGGACTTCCGATTCTGACATGAAGTTCGAAGTATGGGGGAACACGGTCAACGAAACCATAACGACCGATTCCGTCACGCCAGGCGTTGACGACGCCGTCGTCCAGGCTTCGCTTACAGGTTCGGAAACGATTGACGAATACGGCTTCGATTATACCCCGCTGACGGCCAACGAACCCGATACTTGGGATTACGAAGAAACGGTATCGGGAAGCCCCAGTTCCCCCTTCCATGTGACAATGTCCGGCCTGGCGGCTTCCGCCTGGTACTGGTGTCGGCCGAAGGTTCACCTTTCAAGCTATGGTTGGCTTTACGGGTCGGCTTCTATATTCCAGTGTTTGATTAACCCGTTGCTGATTAAGTACCAGGAAAACACGGGGCCGCCTTCAGCAGGGGCGCAATATACGACCTGGCAGTACCGTTCCTATTGCACGTTTACGCCCATATTCGGCCACGCGCTGAAGACGGTCAAGGTCTATCTTTATAAAGACGCCGCGTTGCCGAACGGTATCGTTTACGTTTCGATTCATGCGACGTCCGCGAACAAACCGACCGGCGCGGCCCTGGTCACGGCGACCATGCCGACTTCTGAATTGACGACGTCGCCCGTGGAATATCATTTCGGCTTCGGGGCCGGAATCACCGTCCAGGCGGCGACCACTTACGCGATAGTCGTCCATTGTTCGGTCGGTTCCTATCCTTCGCCCGAACTTCAGTTTTCGAAGGGCGGAAGCTACGCGACCGGCGGCGGCCGTTCCCAGGATTACGGTTCGTCCTGGATTTATGACGGCTGGTACGCGCCCTTTTCGGAATGGGGGTCTTCCGGCGTTGAAACGTACGAAGCGACCGACATTCAGGCTTTTTCGGCCCAGGGGAACGGCTTCTTACTTGACGAAACCGACATAACGAAGGTCGCCTTCGAATGGGGGACGGAATCGGGCGTCTATACCGACGAAGAAGTGGACGAAAGCGGAACGTACTTCCCAGGGCTTTTCGGATTTTCCATGACGGGCTTGTCCGCCCTGACACATTACTATTACCGCGCGAAGATTTATCATACGACGTACGGCTGGTTATATGGAAACGAAATGGAGTTCACGACAACCAGGGCATCGCCCAGGGTACGCACCGACCCGCCGTCCGATTGCCAGCCGACCTATATCGAAGGCGTCGGGTACATTGTTTCAATCGGGGCCGAAAACTGCGACCAGCGCGGGTTCGTAATCAGCTTGTCTTCGCACTCACGGCCGGACGAAGACACGGCCCCCGCTGATTCCGGTTATGATTCTTATGTATCCGAAGACGGCGACTTCGGGGTCGGGTCGTTCACGCTGACGATTCCGAACCTGGACGTCAGCCGGATTTACTATTATCGGGCCTGGGCCCATAATTCATACGGCTATCACTACGGGGAAGAACTGATTGTTCTTACGAACCCCGACGTCAATATCCTTTACCCGACCAGCGACGCGTCGAAGGGTATCCGGTTCGATTCGGGCCCTGGCGGTCACTGGCCGAACCGCCTGGCCGACGGCGAACAACGAACGCCCCATTACTTGCTTCTTCGGTCGAAGGATTGTACCGGCGAAGCCGACACCTTCGGCTATATCACCGGCGGCGGCTATATTTACGAACGGCAATGCTACGGTTCCGCCCTCTATACCGACCTTTACGGCCTGGCGAATCCCTGGCGTCGTGAAGAATCAATCCTGAAGGTTAAATGGAAGGCGAACATAATGTCGAACACGTACCCAGGCGCGAATACGACCTTCCGCAAGCTTTACACCCATTCGACGCTTTATACCGGAAGCGCGTTGTCGGCTTCATGGCCCGACGGGTCTTACGAATGCGAAATCTTTTCGACGAACCCTTATACGTCGGCCGCCTGGACGCTTGACGAAGTGGACAACCTTCAGGCCGGAATCGAACTGGGGAACGATAGCGGTTGGGGGACGCCCGCTTGCGACTGGTTGTGTTGTTATGTCCTATGGGCGAACGCGGCCGTCCGAACCGACACCGCGGAAAAAATCGCTTCCGATACCCTTCGAATGAACGGGTACGTCCTTCAGGACGAAGCCGAAGAATGCGAAGTCTATTTCGAATACGGCCTGACAGATTCTTACGGGTCGTCAACCACGCCCCAGGTGAAGCGAATGTACCAGTTCTTCAGCGCGGACGTGTCCGGCCTTGACCCCCTGGAAACATATCATTATCGGGCCGTCATTGAAACGGCTTGCGGCGAAACCTTTTACGGCGAAGACACGCTTTTCAATATGTACCGGCCCGACCGTATTTATGCCTGGTTGGGGGATTCCGCGGAAGACGAATCCGTCGAACTGACCGACCCCGATTATCCGATGGTCTTGTACGCCAGGACGGAACGGGGTTGGGACGAAGAACTGGCCCAGGCGTCGGCCGGTATCGCCGAACTGACGTGCGATAACTATTACGGCGACTTCAACCCCGAAAACAACGGCGGTCAATACTACGGCGACCTTGTCCTGGGAAAGTGGTTGACCGTTTACGAAATGTATAAAGGCGTCAAGTATCCCCACTTCACGGGGAAGATAACCAAGATTCTTCCGAACGACGACCCGAACGACCCGACCGCCTATATCCTGGCCGCGGACGGCATGGACGATATATCACAGACGCAAATTTCCACGGTTCTTCGCCAGGATACCGACGTCGGGGAACTGGCGGACGACGCCCTGGACGCTTGCGCCTGGGCCGCGGGAAAGCGGGACATAGACACCGGCGTTGATACCCTGGAATTCGGCTGGTTCCATAAGCGCGGGGGCCTTGAAGCTTTCCGCGACCTGGAATTGACGGAAAAGGGCCGCTTCTTCATAAAGCGGAATGGCGACGCCAGGTTCGAAAACCGGCATTATCGAATCACCGGCGACGGCCTGGTATCACAGGCGACCTTCGACAATACGGCCATTCGGATTCAATACGAATGGTCAAAGCGGCTTCTTTATAACGACATCCAGGTTACGGGCCGCCGGTACACCGCGGGGGGCGTCCAGCTTTTCAGCGGATACGACATGGCGACGATTGAATCCGCCCTGGTATGGTCGGCCCATACGGGCGACGCGGCCGCCCCGTATATCCCCCAGGGAACGACGGTCACACTATGGGCCGAATTCAACCAGCCGCTTTCGTCTTACGATACCCTGGTCAAGGGGACACATTGGAACGCGAACGAATCGCCGGACAAGACCGGAACGGACTTATCCGATAATATCACGATAACCGTTACCCAGTACGGCCAGGCGTTGAAGCTGGCAATCGAAAACACGGGTTCAATGGGGGCCTATATCGTGGAACCGGATTCCCCGCCTGATTCCGCGGAAGATAAAACGCTTCTGATTTATGGCGTCCTTTTCGGTTCGGAAAACGTGACCGTTATCGAAGAAGACACGGATTCCCAGGACGATTACGGGAAGCGAAGTCTATCAATAGACGCGCCCTTCAAATCACGGCCGAACGACGTCCTGGCGTACGCTCAATGGTTACTTGCCCGATACCACCTTCCCGTCCCGAATCCCGTCCAGGTCGCGCATATCGCGCGGGCCGGTTGGCCGGACGACACGATTCGTATTCAATGCCTGGTTCGGGAAATCAGCGACCGGATAACCGTCGCGTCAACGAAACTTGGCTTCGACCGCGACTTTTATATCAACAAAGTTATCCAGGAATACGCCCAAAACGGGGGCGGCATGGAACATCAAACGACCTGGGTCGTCGAACAAGCCGAAGGTTCGGCCGAAGGTTTATATTGGTTATTGGGGGTCGAAGGCTTCGGCGAACTTGGCGAAGCGACCGTACTTGGCTTCTAACGAAAGGGGGACATTATGGAATCGAAACTGATTACCGGCAATACCTGGTTCGCCGGATTCACCAGGCGGGAAACCGTTCGGACAATCACCTTCGAATTGTTCCGCCAGGCGTACCTTGCCCGCTTATTCCGCCGCTTCAGAATCAAGGAAGGGGGATTCGACGAAAAGTCGAAGCCGGTTCCCGCGATAGTCAACAAGGGGAATTGGCTTGTCATTTGCCCGCAATGCGGCGGGGCCGAATACGCCTGGGAAGAAGGCTGGTTCTTCTGTTGTTCCTGTAAGAATTCTTACCTGGGGCATAAGTACCGGCATTCGGTATTCCCGAAGAATCGCGCGGCAATCGAAGAACTTCTGGCCGTCCGGCCCCTGGCGAACCGGAACTGGACGCCGAAGGAAACGGTCGAAGACCTGAAGCGCGAAAACGAAGAACACGCGGCCGAACTGGTCGCCGCGGAAGGGGGTTAATTATGGCATGGACAACGCCGACAATTCGGGCGACGGGATACCTGGTCACGGCTTCCGACTGGAATACGGATATTGTGGACAACCTGGCGTACCTGAAAGGGGAAGCGGGCCTTGACATTGAAATCGAAGACGATATTGTACCGTCGGCTGGAACTGAAAAATTGGGGAAGGATACCGACCCCTGGGACGAAGGACACTTCGACAAGCTTTTCGCGGGCCCCCGTTGCGCGATTCACAAGTTCGTCCGTGAAATCGTCGTGAATTGGGAATCAGCGGACAATATGGGCGGCGGTTCCGGCGGCGGCGGGAATCAAAACCTGGCGGGCGTGGGCCAGTATCTTCTTTACGTGGACGACGACAACGCCGGTTCGAACGCGTATGTTGACGGGAATAACGCCGCGGCAAATTCGAAGGCGACCCCCGTCAATGCCAGCCGGAACCCATACGGCCGCTTCGAATTTAACCTGGATTCGCTGAAGACGTGTCAACAAGTGTTTATCGGCTTCAGGACGACGCCTTCGGGGAACTGGATTGGGGCCGCGGAAAAGTACGCGGGGCTTGTCATTTATGGCGGGACATACGCTTGTTACTGGAACGACGGTTCGACGCCGTCCGGCGGCGGAATCAGTTCACCTACTATCAACACGCGTCACGTCGTCGAAATCCTTATCATCGGCGGCGATAGCGTCGAATTTTACCTGGACGGCGTTCTGGTCAAAACAGCAACGGGCGCGCTTCCGACCGGCGACCTTCATTGGACGGAACTTCTTTTCAGCGACGGTTCCGGCGGAATAGGCGAACATTCTTACTTGACCCTGGGTAAAGTGATTATCCAGGAAGATTTATCTTAACGAAAAGGGGGGCTTTGAAATGCCTGGTAATCCGAAGACAACTGAAGACGCAATATGGGACATTCACGCGCGGGTTGTTTCCCTGGAAACCACTATCCGCGGGACGCCGAACACGAAGGAAGGCGGCCTGGTCGGGGAAGTCCAGGAAATCAAGGCCCTGGCGGTCGAAGTCAAAGACGCCAACATCGAACACGGCAAAGCTATATCCTGGTTACAGGCCCGTTGTCGCGCCTTCCATAACGGAAGCGGCGGTCTTACCGAACCCGACGGGGAAACCGGCGGCCGTCAAAATCCGCTGAAGAAGGTTCCGAAGGGACGCCTTTTCGGGTTCCTGGGAACGGGCGCGATATTCGTCGCCCTGGTAATCTATAACCTGGGCGGGTTGTGCGGCTGGTGGGCGGTCAAATAAACCCCTAACGGGGCCAGGGCTTTCGGGCCCTGGGTCTTCCTTTCGGTTGGCCCCTGGGGAATCGGGCTTCCCTGGGGGCCTCATTTTATGCCCGCCAGCCGCGCCAGGCCGCAAATCCTGGCCCGCCAGGGCCCCCGCCGGTATAGTTCTACCCCCTGGGAAGCGGCGGCCGTCCTGGGCCGTCTGGTAAAATCCGGCAATTACCGGAAATTACCGGCAATACCCTTTAGTCCTGGTACTATTTCCTTCAGCTTTGAACCTGGTTTTCAGCTTCATTTCCGCGGCGGGGCTTGACACGGGCTTTACATTGTGAGAAGATATATTGAAGCTATTTGATAGGGGGTTGAAATGAATATGATTCTGGCAATTACCTTCGTCGCCCTGGAAGCCGCGGACGGCTTCGTCACGCTATGGGGCACGAACCACGGCATACCGGAAGCGAATCCCTTGTTCGCCCCGTTCGCCCATACTTGGGCCCTTCCCCTGGTCAAGATAGCGTTCGGCCTGGTGGTCGCCGGTCTTCTTCTTTTCGTCGGCCAGCACTTCCCCCAGGCCCGCCGGTTCGCCGGAATTGGCTTGTCCGTCGGCGTCGGCGTCCAGGTTGTCGTTATGGCCCTTTGGGGCCTGGCCCTGTTTTTAGCTTAAAGGTCGAAGCCCTGAATATCGAAAGGGGGAAAAGGATATGGCGAAAATAGGTAACGAAGCGAAGCTTGTCCTGAAGCTGACCGCCGAACGTATTATCAGGCTTAACCAGACCGACGAACAGCTTGTCGCGGGCCACGAAAACGAACCAGGCGTCAAAGAAGTCAAAGCCCGCATTCAAGGCCGCCCTGGACGCCTTCATGGACGAACCGGACAATTCCCTTTTCGGCGTGACGAACGCCGTTACCAGGGCCGCGCAATGGTACACCGGCGAAGACAAGTACCACCTGGAACGGGTCGCGACGAAAGTCCTGGCCGAAGGTCTTCGGAAATAAAATCAGCGGCAACGGCGGGGTCTTCGGGCCCCGCCTGGCCCGCGGAAGGAAGAAAAAATGGGAAATCGTTGTGAAAGCTGTAACAAATTCGTCGGCCTGGAAGCGGCCGAACCCGAAGTCAATTCAACCGAAATCCAGTCCGCCGCCGAAATCCTGGAAGACGGAACCCAGGAAGTCGAAGTCGGGGCGTCCGTTGACCTGGTTCTGAATTGCGCGGAATGCGGTTCGGAAATGGGCCGCGTTTCCCAGGACGGTTCGGAAGTCCTGAAGCTGGAACACGGGACATACAAGCCCGACCCCGAAGACCTGGAACCTGGGGCCGACCCGAACGCTGAAGTCAAATGCGACGCTGGCGAAGACGACCTGGAAATCGAAGAAACCGAAGCCGAAAACGACGACGATTACCGGCCCGCCGGTCG